TTTGAATAAATATGGATATGAATATACTCCATTGCAAAAGACAGTTGATAAAGTGTCCACTAAACCCTGCCAAGAGTAGGGTTTTTTTGTATAATTGATATATCAGATAAGAAACCACCATGCAAATCAAACACGACGTTAAAGGACAACTTGCTAGATTACTTGCTACAGAAGATCTAATTGTAGAACATAGATCAGTTGATACTGCATCATTTAACGTACAGACTCGTGTTCTTACACTACCTACTTGGGAAAAGGCAGGAGAAGAAGTTTATGACCTATTAGTATGTCACGAGGTTGGACATGCACTTTACACACCTGATATTGAGTGGTGGATTAATAATGAGGTATCTGCTTCAATTGTAAACATTGTAGAAGACGCTCGTATTGAGAAGTTAATGAAGAGAAGATATGCAGGACTATCTAAAACTTTCTTCAGAGGTTATTCTGATCTATCAGAAGACGACTTCTTTCAGTTAGATGGTAAAGATCTTACTAAGTTCAATCTTGCCGACAGAATCAATCTATACTACAAAGTTGGTAATTTTGTTGATATTCCTTTCTTTAGTAATGAAGAGACATTCCTAATGAATCGCACTGGATTGACAGAGACATTTGATGATGTATTAGAAGTTGCTAAGTTAATCTTTGAATACTGTAAAGTAGAAGCAGAAAAGCAAAGACAAGAAGCAGAGCAAATGAAAGCAGATACAGAGTCAGATGGTTCACTTGATAATAATACAACATCAGGTCAATCTAATTCTAATGAACCATCTATGGAAGAGGATGGAAATGGGGGTGAAGATGGTGAGGAACAAGAAATGCAAGTTACACAATCAAGTTCTGGTGGGTCTAACACTACTGCTAATATTCAAGGTGGAGAAGAGTCTGGTGAGATTGAAGCACAGACAGATGAAATGTTTACTGACTCTCTTAAAGAGTTATCAAATCCAATTTCTGAGCAAACATATTATGTTGAATTACCAGAGGTTAATCTCAAGCACTTTATCATTGATAATCAAAAGATTCATGATGATATGATTGCAGAGTGGACAGATGAGCAAAATAATGCTACAAAAGATTATATCGCAAGAAATCCTGACTACAAAACCAATCCAAAAGAAGAAGTACAATTTGGTTATAGTCAGTATCCATATGACCCATTTAACTTATTTGTACACTCAGATGCAGAGTTCAATAAGTTTAAAAAAGATGCACAAAAGGAGGTAAACTATCTTGTCAAAGAATTCGAGTGTAAAAAATCTGCTGCAGCTTACGCCCGTGCTACTACTAGTCGTACTGGTATTCTCGATACAGCTTTATTACACACTTACAAATTTAATGAAGACTTGTTCAAAAAAGTCTCAGTAGTTCCAGATGGTAAGAATCATGGATTGATATTCATACTTGATTGGTCAGGTTCAATGTCAAACGTGATGATGGATACAATCAAACAACTATTCAATCTTGTATGGTTCTGTAAGAAAGTAAACATACCATTTGAAGTCTATGCATTTACAAATTCATATCCAAATCCTCATCGTCACGAGATAGAGCAAGAAAATCTTAAAATGCACATGGACGGTAATTTTGCATTACTTAATTTACTTACAAGTAAAGTAAGAGCAAAGGATATGAATGAGCAGATGAGAAATGTTTTCAGACTTGCATTTATATTTGAGCATCGTGGTGCTTTCTATCGTTGTCCTCTTGGTATGTCTTTATCAGGCACACCACTAAATGAAGCACTTATATGTCTACATCAGATACTACCTCAGTTCCGTAAGGAGAATGGATTACAGAAAGTGCAATGTGTTGTTCTAACTGATGGAGAAGCACAATCAATGAGATTCAATCGTGAGATAGATAGAGATTGGGAAGAGGGAACATATATGGGTTCAGCATATCTAAATGATAGTTGCTACATTCGTAATCGTAAAACAGGTTATGTTTATGCTCTCAAGAACATGGGATATTATGGAGATGCCACCGATGTCTTTCTTGAAGATTTACGTCAAAGTTTTCCAGAGACAAACTTTATAGGTATTCGTTTGATGCCAAATGGTTGGGCAAGTTCATTCATTCAAAAATACACTGAAGGTCATGAGTATGAGAAATCACTTAATCACTGGAGAAAGCATAAATCAATCTCTCTTAAGACCTCTGGATATCATGTATACTTTGGATTATCTTCAACTTCACTTGGTAATGATACTGAATTTGAAGTCAAAGAAGATGCTACAAAAGCACAAATCAAGAAAGCATTCAACAAGAGTCTTAAGAACAAAAAGATGAATAAAAAGATTCTTGGAGAGTTTATAGAGTTGGTTGCGTGACAATTAACAAAGTGTCCACTAGGGGGTTACAACCCCCTTTTTTAATGCTATTATTAGTATATAAATAAATCACCAACATTATGTCTTACGTACCATTCACAATCAAAATGACAACCGAAGAAATTATTTCTAAGTTAAAAGCATCCTTCGGTTCTGAGTTTACTGCTACTGAAATCAAAGCATTCTGTGCTATGAATGACATTGCATATGCAACAGTAACTAAGAGATTAAAGAATTTTAAAACAGCAAAAGGTAAGTGGAATCTAGAAGTAACCACAGCAGCAGTTGAAAACATTGAGAAGTCTTTTAGTTCTCCTGCTGTACAACCAGTTGTTGAAAGAAATCTTGTTCCAGAAAAAGATAATACTTTTGTTAAGTTTGGAAGTTTTCCCGACATCAAAAAAATTATTGCTTCTAAATTATTCTATCCATGTTTCATTACAGGACTATCAGGTAATGGTAAGACCTTTGGTGTCGAGCAAGCATGTGCTCAGTTGGGTAGAGAAATTATTCGTGTAAACATTACTATTGAAACAGATGAAGATGATCTTATTGGCGGTTTCCGTCTTGTTAATGGTGAGACCGTATGGCACAATGG